TTTCGTCTTGGATTTCTTTAACTATACCTCTGATTATTTCTTTTAGTCTATTTGACATTTACCTTTGATTTTAATTCTTTGATTAACTCATAAGAAAGCATGATAGATGAAACATTATTATCAGTTACAGTTTTNCCNATTTTCATTTTTTCTAAAACAGAAATAGTTTCTGACAATTTAATTGTAGTTACTTTATCTGATATTTTAGATTTAATTGTTTTTAATTCTTTNACAATTTGTGGAAGTTCTACTGCTAAATAATCTTTAAATTTAGATGTATTAGACATGTTATTAATATACTCTTTTAACAAGCTTTTTTGTTTTTCATCTAAATTTGTATATTTTTTATTGAAAGTCTCAACAAGAATCTTATATGTTAGTAATCGTAGGTCTTTATCTTGCTGTTTGTAGGTTTCAATTAATTTTGTACTATCGGATAACTCAATTTTTTTGTTTAAAGGAGGTCTTGTAATAATATTCTCAATAAGCGTTACTTTAGAATTGAATATATCTTTAATATCGTAGTTTTCTGATTTTTTAGATTCAAATACTTTATATATTGATGCCAATACTTTATAGTTAGTTATAGGAGATGTTAAAAATTGCTCTAATTCAAATTTTGAATTAATTTCTTTAATAAGATTGTATTTTTCTTTAGATAGCTTTACACCATTTAATTTTGAATGTGCTTGAGATACAGTTTCAACAAACATTTCAGCTTTTGATTCTGAATTGTATTTTTCTTTTAATAGTAAATCATAAAGACGTAATTCTTTATTTAATTCAGTACCTGCAGCAAAGAATTCTTTTACTATATGTTTTGCGTTCTCAGTCTTATCTCCATTAAGAACCTCCAATGTTATTTGTCTTACTAATAATTCAAATAACACTCCAGTGTTCTTAACTTTGGAATGTTTTATTTTTTTCATTTAATTACCCTATAATTTAACCTATGTACATAAACTAACACATATAAATATAAACTTTTTAATGTTTATTAAAATTTACTGTCATCTAACAGATTATTTTCATCTAAAAGGTCAGTTTTTTCAGTTTTTTCACTTAAAATCTTCTTTTTTGCCGAAATTCCGTTTATATATTCTTGTGCTATTTTCTTATTTGATTCATTTGTACGAGTTTCTCTCTTTCTCTCTTTCTCATTTTCTTTGTTTCCCAATGGGTCTCTACCTAATGGATGTTTATCTTTACCATATGTATTTCCTTCTCTTGGTCTACCACCTTTATTATCAACAATCTCCTGCTTCATTTTTTCAATCTCCTCCTCTACATTTTGTTGTTGTGGTGGATTTGCTGGGTCTTGTCCTTGCTGTTCAATTGAATTATAACGGAATCTATCTTTAAGGTCTAATACCATTTTAGCTCTTTCGGTATCCATCTCATCTTCACTTATACCAAATATATTATGATAAACCCAATCAGTAGATAACATGTTTAATGCTTTCATATCACTTGCCAATCTAACTTTCTCACTCCATAAGTTTACTTTCTCTTGCTCATATATTGTAGAAGCGTTTGTTAAAGTAAGTTGGAAGTTTGTCATTTCCGAATCATCTATACCTTGTCCAGCTAAGTGTACAATTGCAATCTTATATAATTCACTAACGATTGTTCTTTGAATTCTTTCAATAGTTCTAGCAAAACGAACATCTTGTGCTGCTAAAGTTGCTTTACCATTTACATCTTCTTCATATCCTAAAAATGCTTTAGGTATTTTAAGTGCTGCAAATAATTTAGCTTTTAAGTAATCAATATCCTCTATTGCCGTATATTCCAATCCAGACAAGTTGTCAATTGAAGTACCACTATCCCCACCTCTAACAGGTAAGAAGAAATCTTCCGTAAGGTTTTGGATATTGTATTTTAAATTATAATCACCTGTATTTTTATCAACAAATGGAGTTTTCTTCATTTTGTTAATAATCTTTTGCATGTAGTTATCTACTTCATTAGGATTAATATTACCGATATCAATTTTGAATATTCTTTTTTCAGGAGCTCTCATAATACGATGGATTAACATCGCATCTTCCATTAATTGTAATTGTTTCCAAACTCTACGACCATTTTCAATCATAGCCTTACCGTATGGAAGGAAGTTTGTATCTGAAAGTAAACGGAAGTGAGCCATTTCATAGTTCTCATATTCCTTTTTACCAAATCTATCTAATTCAACTTTAAACTTAACATAGTTTTGATTCATTGGGTCAGTACCTTCCAATCTTTCCGTATTATATACAGAGTATGGTGTTACATTAATAATACCTTTACCTTCTGCCATTTCTAATGCTAAAAAGAAATCTCCGTACTTTACTAAGTTTCTAGTCCAAGGCAAAGGTTAAATTCTATGTTTATAATATCATAAAATAGGTTATGTAGTATTGCACTTACATTTTCGTTTGATGATTTGATTGCTAATATATCACCATATTCATTCTTTGTTGTAGATTCATCCGAGTATATATCTAATGCAGATGCTATAATTGGGTCATTATCCATAGCATCATAATCTCTAAATAATTCTCTACGAACCTGATGGTATGCCATTGATTGTGCACCCTGATTGGTTTCGTAATATGACCTTTGTAATTTTGTATATCTATCTCTAAGATTTACAAAATTTGTACTCATTTGCTTTTCATCTGTATCAACAACTCTACGCTTACCGTCTTTATCAACGGTAACAATAGCATTTGTTGAAAATAATTTCTTTAGTCTACCAAAAAAACTTTTACTGTCATCTAATTCTTGTTCTGCCATAATTTATTTTATCAGTTTTCTATTTTGACATTATATAACATAAATATCGTAAAATATCAAAACACTACAACCATTGGGATAAATCTTCAAAATCATCACCAACTCTCATTTTCCAAGGGTTATCATTCATCATATCATTACCACCATATACCCCTTGAGATGTATTTGATGTTATACCACTTACCGCTTGTTTGGTTAAATCAATACCCTCTTGTCTTAAACGAAGTGCAGTATCTCTAACCCATAACCCAATCGATATAGCCATCACTAAGTCATCGTTATAACCCCTCATTGCTTCAGCTCTACCATTCATATAAATAAATGTAAATAATTCATCTATTAAACGAGATGAACGAATTATAATTGATTTTTCTCTAAAGTAATCCGTTAATTTAGATATGATTAAAGGTCTAGTTTTAGAAGTTGTTGAAAACCCAGCTACCAATCCCTTTTCTTCACTTCTATATCTATTCGTCATTTGATTCTCTACATCAATATATTTTAAATCCTTACTCATATAGAATAAGTTTTTATACNCTCTATCAATTACTTGCTGAATTGTAGCCCAACCAATGTTTGCGTTCTCTATTACAAGCAAAGCATCATTATATTCTGTTGAAAGGGCTACTAAAAAGTTTCCAAAATCTTTAGTATCCACCTTACCTCTATATTCNGCAACCTGTACAGAATTAACAATATCAATTACATGACACGTAGAATAATCGGCTCCATCTCCTCTAGCCACATCGGCAACTACCATATATGATTTAGAATAATCTGCATGCTCCCACTTCCAAAGATTTCCATCAAACCCACCTTTCTCAATTGGTGGTATTACATATGTTTCTTTATAGAACATTAATAATTCGGGTTCAATTACAGTTTCACCAGAAGATACAAAATCACAATCACACTCTTGTGCTGCTTTTTTTGTACCCAATAGCTTCTCTTGCTCATCTCTCCATTTTTGGTCTCTTTCAGGATGAACTGTCCAATGCAATCTGATTGTATTAAATGGATTTGTACTTTCTTCCGCACCTAACCAAATTTTATGAAACCAATTACCCACACCATTAGGAGTAGAAAGGGCAATACAAGCTCCACCCGTTGAAAGTGTAGATTGAGCTGCCACCCAAATCTCATCGATATCATCAATGAAAGCTGCTTCATCAAATATNAGAAGTGATAATGCTTCAGAACGTCCTGCATCNGNAGAACTAGCAATAGCCTTAATTTGAGAACCATTTTGTAAACGAAGGGAAAGCTTGTTATCTTCCATAGACCCACCTTTAAGCCAACTAGGAAGTAATTCATGCATTACTCTAACCTTTGTTACTAAGTTCTTTGCTACATCTTGCTTTGTTGCAATTACCAACACATTAAAATCTGAATTGAATATCATTTTCCAAAGTGCAAAACCAGCACAAAGTGTTGATATACCAGTTTGTCTTGATTTTAGAACTACATTAAATCTATTACCATTAAATTGAGTTAAAGTCTTTTCTTGAAATGGATATAATTGAAATGGTATCTTACCTCTTACAGGGTGCTGAATCATACAATACTTCTTCATAAAATGTATAGGGTCTACCGCACATTTTTTGTATTCTTCTGCAATTATCTCCTTTAAAGATTTCTTTTGTGTTATTCCAGTACTCATATTAATCCTTAAGTGGTCTTACTAAATCGTAATTTTTATCTTTTAATTTATCGTAAGCCTCATTTCTTAATTTAGTAGCTTGTTCAATCTCACCTTCAAATTTAACAATATCTAAAAGTATTTCTGCTTTTAATTCATTAACATCTCTTTCCATACTCCATTTTTCAATTGTACCATCTTCTTGAACTACTTCATAAGTTTGTTTTGCATCTTTATAAGCTTGTTTAAATTGTGCTATTACATCGTTACCATATGAAATCATATTAGAATATATTTTGTAATCTTCATATTCATCCCACAATCCATCATATTTTATTTGTGCTTCTCTCAATGTAAGACAATGTAAACAATATCCAGTTTTAGATATTAACTTTTTATCAACCCTACCTACTTTTATTGTTTTACAATTATCAGATTTACAAGTGTTTAACTTATCTAAGTAAGCTCTAACTTCTGACATTGTATCTGTCAAATCTGATGTTTCTATTTTACCAGCTTCCAATTGCTCATAAGACCTACCATTATCATCAGTCCACTTATCACCAACTTCTCTTTTTATCTTTTTTTTATCTGCTCCGGAGAATGAAATTTGTGTTTCCTTTTGATATTCCCCACCCGTTAAAACCATATCAACCAACTTTCTACGAGTTGGGTGCATGAATTTTTTGTTGAATTCCTTTGCCATACTATATACGATATATTTGTATATATAAGTATATCAAAATCAAAAAAACGATTAAGAATCAAAAAATATGCCTAAAATCTGATTAAGCGGTGCGAATGCACCTGTTAGTTTATAAGTGTTTCCACCATATACAAATACCAATCCCTCATTTGGTACGATTTTATCAAATCCACCCAAAGCTTGCATCCTACTTAATTCTAATTTAAGTTTTGCAATCTTTTTAGGGTCACCACTTGCTTTTACTTGAGATATTGTACTTTGTAATTTTGCTTTCATTTGTTTTGTAGCTTCTGCAGGATTTGCAGTTAATACTGATGTCATAAATGATAATACATCTGCCCCAACACCTAAGAATATTTCTTCAAATCTCATTAAGTTTTGTTTTGATATCTTTTGTTGGTCTTGCTTATCCGTTTGTTCTGCCCAAGCTCGTATCTTATCATCCTTTATATCCCCTATACGAAAACTTTTATCTAAAAAAGCCCATCTTTTAATTAATCCTATCTTTTGTTGTGCATCTAATTTTTTTGCTCCCTTTTCTACAAAATTTGTCCACCAAGCCTG